ATGGGCGACAAGAAGACGAAGACTTTACCTTTCGTGACGAGTGACAGGTATCCGGGTGTCCGTTACCGGGAGCATCCGACCAGGAAACACGGTGCGACCCCAGACAGATATTACGCAATCAGATTCCAGGTGGACGGCCGCCGGGTTGAAGAGGGCCTTGGCTGGTCCTCCGAGGGCTGGAGCGAGAGGAAGGCCCTCGTGGAGATGGAGAAGCTCAAGACCGCCGCCAAGACCGGAGAGGGGGCTTCCTCCCTCAGGGAGAAACGGGCCATCGCCAAGGCCAAGAGGGATGCCGAGGAGGCCGCCGCCGTCCAGGCCGAAAAGGACTCCTTGACCTTCGGCGCGTTCTTCGAGGTCTCCTACCTGCCCCAGGAGGCGGCAGACGGCAAAGCGCCCCGGAGCATCATCCGTGAGAAGCAGCTTTTCAAGAAGTGGATCGCGCCCGTGATAGGCTCCATGCCCATGAAGGCCATCTCCCCGTTCCACCTGGAGCGCATCAAGGCGAACATCACCGGCGCGGGGCTCAAGCCCAGGACCGCGCAATACACACTTGCCATCGTCCGGCAGGTGTTCAATGCCGCCCGGCGTGCCGGGGCCTTCACCGGGGAAAGCCCCATCGAGAAGGTCAAGATGCCGTCCGCCGTGGGCAACGCCCGGTTGCGCTTCCTGACCCCGGACGAAGCCGGGAGGCTCCTGGATGCCCTGGCGGCAGGCAGGAGCCGAGACACCCACGACGTGTCGCTCCTGAGCCTCTATACCGGCCTGCGCTCCAGCGAGTGCTTCAAGTTGAGGTGGGCCGACGTGGACCTTGAGGGGCGCGTCCTCCACGTCATGGACACCAAAAACAAGCACCCCCGGAGCGTGCCCATGCCGAACAATGTGGTCGCCATGCTCACCGCCCGCCGCCCCAACCCGTGCGACCTGGGAAGCCTCGTGTTCCCGAACGCCAACGGCGACGTGACGGCCTTCGTGTCCAACGCCTTCCGGCGTGCCGTCGAACACCTGGGCTTGAACGATGGAATCACCGACAGCCGCCAGAAGGTGGTGTTCCACTCGCTTCGCCACACGTGCGCTTCCTGGATGGTGCAGCGGGGAGTGCCGTTGTTCACCGTTGGGAAAATCCTGGGACACAAGACCCTGACCATGACCGAGCGTTACAGCCACCTCGCGCCGGACACCCTCCGGGCGGCCATCGACACCCTGGAGTCCGCCGCCACGCCCCCGGCACCCAAAGTTGTGGCGCTCCACGCCGGGTAGCCCATCTACCCCCACCACATGAAAGGGCCGCCTCCTGGCGGCCTTTTTCTCATCCCTTCTCATCCCGTATCATCCCACATACTGCACTCGGTTAAACTGAAATTAATAATTCGGTTGACCTCGTGAGTGGTCTGCCCCTATGGTCATCGAAACATCAAGGAGGACTGCCATGCAGACCATCGTCACCGAGTTTCTGAACACCCCCCGCCTGGACCCCGGCCCGGTCCAGGACTTCATGTCCCGCCACGGGATCGCCTTCACCAAGCACGGCGTGGACACCGGCAAGGACTGGCTCATCAACACCGACAAGCAGCCCGGCATCCCGTTCGCCCTGGAGCCCATCCAGGCCGATGACCACGTTTCCCAGGCCATGGCCAAGGACGGCCACGTCATCCCCGTGGACTCCGAGCGTTACGTTGGGCTCGCGTCTGCCCTGAGCATCACGCAGGACGAGGTGCGCCGGTTCGTGGACGCCGTGATCGAGTCCGGCAAGATCGACCTGGGCGTGGTCAACGAACAGGCGGCCCGCCTGGGCGGCGTCGCCATCAGCTTCGAACCCTGCGAGGATGGCTCCCACGCCGTCAAGCTCGTGCCGGGCAAGCTGGAGACCTTCGAGGCCCACCTGTGGTTCAAGGGCATCATCGAACCGCTCATGAAGGGAGACCTCGACGCCATCCTCAAGATTCGCCGCTGCCCGAATTGCGGCCTGTTCCTCCGGGTCAAAGACCCCCGCCGCATGTATTGCAGCGACAAGTGCAAGATGGCCGCGCACTACATCAAGACAACTCAGCGCTAAAAGCTAAATCGACAAGGGCAACGATCATCAACCAGCGCCATAGGCAAAACACAAAGCACAAAGCCACTAAGCTACGATGACGCAAAGCAACTAAGCTACTAAGCAACAAAGCAACATCCAAGCAAAGGATTTGATTATGAACATCGTCGCAATGTAAGGGGCCGTGCAACGTCACGGCTCCTTTTGGAGATTGCCACATGAGCAGCAATAACAATTCCGCAACCGTCAACGTCGATGAACTTCTCGAAGCCCTGAAAGCGAAGTGGCCTAGCGTGATCGTCGCCCGCTCCGAGTTCGGGAACTTCTCCGGCGGGCTCGTGAGCCCGAAGACCTGCGCCAACGCCGACGCCTTGGGCACCGGCCCGGTCGGGCGCATCACGGCATCCGGCAAGATCGCCTACCCCCTGGAAAGCGCCTTGGAGTTCCTGCGCGGCCGCCTGACGCCCTCGACCAAGAACACCGCTCCTGCCCAGGAGGCCGCCGCCAAGAAGCGCGCCAAGCGCCGGGAGGTGGCCCGTGGCTAGCGCACTGCACCAAGCCGAGTCCACGTGGCTCCGCCGCTACATCGCCAGCGTGGGCGGCAGCATCACGCTCACCGGCATGGAGTACAAGGCGCTTGCGGACCTGGGCTTGAACCGGGGAGCCGTCGGCCGCGCCGTGGACTCCCTCGTGGAACAGGGGAAGGCTCGGCTCGTGGACTCCAAGGCCTGGGGCATCGTGGTCGAGTTGATCCGGGAGGGCACCGCGTGAGCGTCACCCACACGTGGCACTTCGCGCTCCCCCAGGAGCGCGACGACATCAAGCTCACCGTCGCAGGAGTGGCGCTCCTGGGCTTGCAGATCATCGAGCACGCCATGGATCGGCCTCGGATCAAGCCGGAGGCCTTCTCGGCAAGGCAGCGTCTCGTGGCCTGCGTGGGCGTCCGTTGCCTGTTCGACGGCGGCCCCCCTCAAGCCCTGGACGGGCTCGTGGATCAGGACGTGGTTGACCTCCTGGCCGCGCTCCACCTCAAGTCCGGCCGAGACCTGGAAGACCTCACCGAGACCAAGGTCAACGCGCTCTTGAATGAAGCCCGGTGGCACTACGAGAACGCCTCCGAGATCATCGGAGACCTACTCGACATGCTGCCCGAGGCTGACGACCCAGACGAAAGCGAGGGGCCGTTCATCATCCGCAAGAGCGGCATCTACTATCGGATGCCACACAAGAACGGCGAGGAGCAGGAACCGCAGTGGGTGTGCTCCCCCCTGTCTGTGGTCGCGCTCACCCGCGACCACCTGAGCGAGGCGTGGGGTCGCCTGCTCGAAATCCACGACGCAGAGGGCACCGTCCACACCTGGGCCATGCCCGCCCGCCTCCTGGCCGGGGGCTCCGAACTGTTCGAGGAGCTTCTTTCCTTGGGGCTCACGATGGACAACAGCCCCGCCGGAAGGCAGCGCCTCAACAAGTACCTGACCACGAACAGGCCCGGCACCTTCGCCCGGTGCGTCCAGCGCGTCGGCTGGCACGGGCAGGGCACCGACAAGCACTTCGTCCTGCCCGATGGCGTCTACGGCCCAAAGACCGCAGAGAAGATCGTCCTCCAGGGCGACCACGCCGGGCACGCCTTCCGCGTCTCCGGCACCCTGGACGAATGGAAGGATCAGGTAGGCCGCCTCTGCGTGGGCAACTCCAGGCTGGCCCTGTCCGTGTCCACTGCCCTGGCCGCGCCTCTGCTCGAACTCACGGGGAGCGAGGGCGGCGGCCTCCACCTGTTCGGCCCCAGCAGCACCGGCAAGAGCACGGCCCTCAAGGTGGCCGGGTCCGGGTGGGGAGGCGGGGGCCTACATGGCTACCTCCTGCCCTGGCGCGCCACGGCCAACGGCTTGGAGGGCGTCGCGGCCCGGCACTGCGACTGCCTGCTCGCCCTGGATGAACTCGGACAGGCGGACCCGCAGGCGGCCAGCGAGGCGGCCTACCTCCTGAGCAACGGCCAGGGCAAGGCCCGCGCCTCCAAGGACGGCAGCACCAAACGGCCCCAGGAGTGGCGCACCCTGTTCTTGAGCACGGGCGAGGTCACGCTTGAAACCCGCCTCAAGGAGGATCGCTTCGCCAGCGGTCACAGGGCCGGACAGGGCGTGCGCGTCCTCGACCTGCCAGCCTGCCCCGAGGGAGGCCACGGCATCTTCGAGAACCTGCACGGCTTCAAGGACGGCGACGCCCTGGCCCGGCACTTGGGGGAGGCCACGGCCAAGCACTACGGCATGGTCATCCGGGCCTTCCTGGAGGCCCTGACAGCCAAACCCGTGAAAGCCGAGGTCTTCGTCCGCGAGGCCATCCGGCGCTTCTGCGAGGCCCACACGCCCCCCCACGCGGATGGTCAGGTCTCCCGCGCCGCCGCCCGGTTCGGGTTGGTGGCCGCCGCCGGGGAACTCGGAATCCGCATGGGCGTCCTGCCCTGGCCCTCCGGCGAGGCCCTGCGCGCCGCCGCCACTTGCTTCAAGGCGTGGCTCGACCAGCGCGGCACCTCCGGCCCCCAGGAGATCGACAAAGGCGTCAGGCAGGTGTGCCGCTGGTTCCAGGCCAACCACGCCAGCAGGTTCATGCCCTTCGGCCACAATCCCTACGACGAAGGACAGGACGATGACCGTTGCGAGGACCAGGGCAGGGACAAGGACAAACCCCGCGTCCACATGATCCGGGACGTGGCCGGATTCTCCAAGCTGGTCAACGTGGATGAACCCGAGTTCTACGTCTGGCCCGAGGTCTTCAAGCAGGAGATCGCCAAGGGCTTCGACCCCGTGAGCCTCGCAAAGGCCCTCATCGAACGCGGCATGATTTCCAGGCCGAATGGGGAGACCAAGCCCACGACGCAGGTGCGTGTGCCGGGACTGCCCAAAAGGCCCCGGCTCTACGTGTTCACGTCGCTCATCCTGGCCGGAATCGACGGGGAAGAGGAGCCTGTCTCCCTTGTCTCCCCCCTGTCTCCCACGCCGGGAGATACGGAGACGGAGGGATAGTCCCATGATTTCGGATATTTGCACGCCCTGTCTCCCTGTCTCCCCTGTCTCCCGGCAAAATGGGAGTGGAAAAGGATTTCACGGGAGGGAAGGGGCCACACCGGGGAGCAGGGACGGTCGGCCTCGCGTACCTCTTAAACCAGGGGAGACAAGGGAGACAGGGAGACAGGCAGGGAAAGCCCAGTGTTTGCAGGGCATTGGAGTGTGGAAGTCTGTCTCCCTGCCGGGGAGACAGGGGGGAGACAAGGGAGACACGGGGGGAGACGAGGCCGGATTCCAGCATGTGGAATAAAGGTGGCCCCGCGCCCCGGCCAGTCCTGTTTTCAGGACAGGCCCGCGCCTGCCCCGCCCCCGCCCTGGAGTACGTGCGGATATGCAATCCGCTGGTCAACCCCCTGTGGACCAAGGAACAGTGCGGCTTTCATGGCCGGAACTGTCGCGCTCCGGGCCACTTGTTCCCACCCTGTTCCCAAACAAGGCGTGGCCGCGCCCATTCCGCGCAACTTCATGAAGCAATCATGAGCCTGTGAGGTTCCCAAGATATGCCGTACCTGAGATTATGCGACAAAGACATTGCAAGGCACACCGATCCGGCCAAGCGATTCAAGATCGCGCGGGCCATGCTGCGTGAAATGACGGTCGGAAGGTTGTTCGCCGGGCAAAAGATGCTGATTGAGACGCTTGTGCCCCTCTATCTTGAGATACTTGATCGGCGCGAGCACTACGGAGAACAGGGCTTCGACATGAAGAGCTACATGGAGATGCAGGCACAGTTCCAGCGCGGCTTGAAGGTGCTCGTGGAGCTTGAGCCCCGCAAGTACCGCCGGAAGGGGGAGCAGCCGCGCGGGAGCGTGGCCGATGCCCTGAGCCCTGGCCGCGAGCCCAAAGCCGCAACGCGCGGCTTCCTGGGGGCACTGCTCGATGCCTAAGCGCCCGGCCCCCGTCCAGCTTGCGCCCGCCCCGGCCAAGGCCCGGAAGCGCTCAGACGCCGAAATCTTGGCGGCCTGGAACGCACCGGGCGTCGAAGGGTTCCTCGCGTGGCTGGAGGACATCAAGCCGCGCATCCTGACCCGCTCGAACAAGTGGGAGCCCGTGACGCTTGAGCCCTTCCAGCGCGAATACCTCGAAGGTGCGCTCGCCGTGAAGCCGGACGGCACCTTCAAGCACGCCATCGCCCTGCACGTCACGCCGCGCCGCCACTCGAAGTCCACGATTCACGCACTCGTCTGCCTGTGGATGCTCACTTCGAGGCCGCACGTCACGATCCAGTGCCTTGGCAACGCCGGAGACCATGCGGAACGTGTGATGATGCGCCCGGTGCGCGGCATCATCCGGGCCACACCGGCGTTGCGCGGCATGGTTCCCGAGACGGCGTTGCAGAAGCTCCAGATCGTGAACCCGATCAACGGCTCGATTCTCCAGGTCAGTTGCAACAGCATGGCTCAGGTGTTCGGCGACAAGCTCAACCTTTTGTGGATCAGCGACTTTCACGCCTGCCCCGACGTTGGCCCGTTCGATGCGTTCCAAGCGAGCCTGTTGGACAGCGAGGGCACGCTTTGCCTGATCGACAGCAACACGGACCCGGACGGCGGCCACGTCCACGCCCTGGAGCTTCAAGCGCTCCAAGACGAGGGCATCTACTGCCGCCGTGTGGAGTACCCGGACCTTGCCACCTACATGAGCGAGGCCCCGGCGTGGATCGACCGCACGAAGATCGAGCGGATGCGGGCCACGACCTTGCCCACGGCGTTCGACCGCGACATTTTGGGCAAGAGGTCATCGGCCAGGAACAGCTTGTTCCCGCCGGAGATCATCGAGGTGTGCCGCTCCCCGCTCCCGGTCCCGTTCCCGCCGGAGCGCATCCCGGAACTAACCGGCGGCCGCAAGTTCGTCTGTGGCGGCGGCCTGGACCGCTCGAAGTCGCTTTTCGGTGGTGACAACACGGTGTGGACCACCTCTTTGAAGGTGGCGGGCCTTGGCGACTCGGAGCCGGAATACTTCGTCTTGAACCAGCAAGTTGTTGTGCCGAACCATAGCAAGTTCATCAAGAAGGCCATCCTGGACGATCATGCGAAGTACAAGCTCGATGCTGTGACGCTCGAAGCCTACGAGGTCGCGGACATCAAGCCTTGGCTGGACGATCAGGGCATCCAGAATGAACTTGTTGCGGCGCACCTGACGAACCAGAATCTTTCGTTTGTGGAACTGTACCGCATCGCTAAGGAAGGCCGTCTCCACTTTTCTGAAGAGTTGACGCAGTTGATCCACGAGCTGTCCACGTTTGTTTACGAGGAAAAGCGCGACGGGCAATATACTTTCGGCCATTCCAGCAAGAAATTTCACGACGATTGCGTCTACTCGCTCAACTGGTCCGTGTTCGCCACGCGCATGACCGTGTTGACGCAGTACAGCTTGCCGCGCCTTGTGTGTACCAACAAGAACCAGCGGCGCAGCCTGTGCTTTTTGATGGGCGGCGACATGGAGTTGCTTTGCAAGCACGAGTGTCGCGCCTTCCATGAGGTTTCAACGATGTTCCAAGGTTTCAAGCGCCTTCGCATGGACGATGACGTGACGATTGCCGAGTTCTACACAACGCGCGTTCGTCTTGAGGGCGCGAAAGTGTATCAGGGGGTTTAGATGCTGTTCAACGACCAGACCGCAGTCATCGCGCAGGCCATCTACAGCGGCCACGTTGGCATGATGCAGCAGGAGCGCAAACAGCGCGCCGCGCTCATGCAGGATTATTACAACGGCGTGCAGCTTGAACACCTGCGGGAGATTCTTACGCAGAAGTTCGCGCAGCCGGAGAAGTTGCAGCCGGTGTGCGTCAACGTCGTGCGAAAGGTCATCAACGGCCTGAGCCTCATCTACGTGGAGCCGCCGAAGCGCAGCATCTTGGATGGAACCGACCAGGACGCGGCCATCTTCCAGGAGATTGCCGAGCGTTCGGGCTTGACGGTTCGCATGAAGCATGCGGCGCGGCTGGTGAAGCTCCTGGGCACTGGCATGATGCGCGTGGTGTGGCGTGACGGCGGCATCGCCTTGGATTTTCTGGCCGGAGACGTGCTCGACGTGGAGTGCGGCGACTGCCCGGAGTCCATCAAGAGCGTACTCGTCACACACTACCCGGCCAGCGGGAAGACGGAGGAAGTCGAGTACAGCCTGTGGGGCCTGGATGGCTGGCAGCGGCTCAACTATCGCGGTCGCGTGATCGAGTCCGGGCCGAACCCTTACGGCTGCATCCCGTTCGTGCCCATGTGGAACAGCCCGCCGATGGATGCCTTCTGGCTCCCCCAGGCTGACGACCTCCTGAGCCTGCAACAGGCCATCAACACGAAGCTGACGGACCTTCTGCATGTGATCGAGCAACAGGGGTTCGGCGTCGGCTACGTGCGCGGGGCTGGTTCGGGCGGCGGTCAGTTGCAGGCCGGGCCTGGTTCTCTCATCGAGTTGCCGGAGGGCGGCGAGCTTGGATTCGCCAGCGCGTCGGCACCGATTGAGGAGGTTGTCGCGGCCATCGACAAGCTGCTCAAGTGGGCGGCGGTCTCGCACGGCATCCCGGCGGCGAGCTTGAGCACCGAGCCGAGCACCGAGTCCGGCGTGTCGAAGATCGTCTCCAATACCGAGTTGCAGGAGCTTCGGGCAGACGACATCGAGCTTTGGCGAGGCTACGAGCGCAAGTTGTTCGAGACCATCAAGGCCGTTTGGAACGCGCACTCGCCGGGGCGCAAGATCAGCGAGAAGGCGTCCTTGAGCATCGACTTCGCGGACCCCCGCCCGGAGACGAGCGCCTTGGATCAGGCCCGCACCTGGGAACTGCTCATCGGCATGGGCCTGCGCTCCCCTGTGGACGCGGCGCTCGAACTGAATCCCGACCTTGGCACGCGGGAAGAAGCGCTCGCCTACTTGCTCCAGGTGCAGCAGGAGCGGGCCGCGCTCACCGAGAACACCATCTAGAAAAACCTTCGCCCGCGAGGGCGTGAAACATCGGAGGTCACATGGCTGAGAATGACTCTAACCCTCAGAATCAGGATGACAAGGGAATCTCCGGGAACGCCCCCGACAAAGGCGAGCAGATGATTCCGAAGTCCCGGTTCGACGCGGTGAACACCCAGCGCAAGGCGGCGGAAGAGACGCTTGCCGGTCTCGTGCAGGAGCTTGTGGAGGACATCCCGGAGCAGTTCCGGGCCTTGGTCCCGAACATCGCCCCTGCGGAGCAGATCAAGTGGATTCGCTCCGCTCAGAAGACCGGCCTGTTCACCGCGAAGCCGGAGCCCAACGGCCCCGACTCGAAGAGGCCCGGCGGCAAGCCGCCCGTGGACTTCACGGGCATGTCGCCTACCGAACTCATTTCCCACGGCCTGAAAACGGCCAAGAGGTAACGCAACATGGCTACCATGACCCTTGCCGAGTCCCTGAAATACTACCAGAACCCCTTGCAGCGCGGCGTTGTGCAGCTTTTCCCGGCCAACAGCGCCGTGTTGCAGTACCTCCCGTTCCGCAATATCGACGGCAACGCCTTCAGCTACAACCTGGAGCAGACCCCGCCGAACGTCGGCTTCCGCGCCGTGAACGCCGAATACACGGCGGACCAGGGCGTCATCAATCCGCAGTCCGAGTCCCTGAAGATCGGCGGCGGCCTCATCAAGATCGACCGCGCCCTTCTCGCCATGCAGGGCAGCAACGGCACCGACATCCTGACGGAGCAGATCGCCATGAAGACCAGGGCCATGGCCCGCCGGTTCGAGAAGGCGTTCATCAAGGGCGACGCCACGGGCACCCCGGAGGAGTTCGACGGCCTGGAATCCCGCGTCACCGGGGATCAGTTGATGGCCGCCGGGACCACCGCCGGGGGCGCGACCCTGACGCTCGCCATGCTGGACGAACTCATCGACCGCCTGGACTTCACGCCCACGGTCCTCCTCATGAACAAGACCATGCGCCGCAAGGTGAACAGCCTCATGCGCGCCGCCGGTCAGGCCACCGAGACCATCTCCGGCGTGTTCGGGCAGCAGATTCCGGCCTATGCGGGCATTCCCATCGGCATCGTGGGCAAGGACGAGTCCGGCAGCGAAATCCTTGCCTTCGATGAAGACGACGCCCAGGCCGTGCCCGCCGCCGCCTCCTGCACCTCCATCTATGCCGTCCACATGGCCCCCGAGGGCGTGTGCGGCATCCAGAACGGGGCCATGAACGTGGACGACCAGGGCCAGTCCGAGATTTGGCGGAAGATTCTGGTGGAGTGGTACTGCGGCCTGACCGTCCAGCACGGCCACGCCGTAGCGCGCCTCCGCGCCATCAAGAACGCTTAAACGGCAGGGCCGGGGCAACCCGGCCCGCTTCAAATTCGCTTCATTGCGCAGCGCCTATTGGCACTGGCCTTGACGCGGCTCGCCTGCACTTTCGGGTGTTCGCCGGGCGGGCCGCAAGGCGCGGGGTTCACCTTCCCCCGGAAAAGGTCAGGCCCGGCCCCGCCGGGGGCCGTCAACGCGGCAAGGACGAGCCGCCCCGGCGATACTTCATAGGAGGGCCACACCATGGCCGTGACGAAAGGATCGAACAGCTACGTCTCTCTAGAGGAGGCGAGCGAGTACATGGACGCCCGGCCCCATGCCGAGGCCTGGACGGGCGCGGATGATGACGCCAGGGATAAGGCCCTCCTGCACGCCTGCCGTCTCTTGGACCTGACGCTCGTCTGGCGCGGTGTCCCGGCGGTTCCGGGCCAGCCCTTGGCGTGGCCGCGCGCCGGGCTCACGGGCATGGGCGTGGACTCCACCAGCGTGCCCGTCTCCGTCCGGCTCGCGCAGATGGAGCTTGCCCTTGTGACGCTGGGGGCGGACCCGATGAGCACGCCGGACACCAGCGGCGTCAAGCGGGAGAAGGTAGGCCCTGTGGAGATCGAGTATAGGGGCGCGGGCACGATGAAGGTCATCCCGGAGCCCGTGTTCGCCTTCGTGGCGGCCTACGCGCGCCGGGCGGCCGGTCTCTCCACGCTGGAACTGCTCAGGTAGAGGCCCCTCGTGATCGACGATACCCTCAAGTTCACGCACGAGGTGGACCAGCGGGCCACGGCCTTGAGCGAGGCCATGGTCCGGGAACTGGAGGCCGTGCGCTCGAAGGTCATCGGAAAGCTGGCCGCGCTCCAGGACGAACACCTGACCGGCAAGGACAGCTTCCAGGAAGAGGCCTACGCTCGCCGGAAGGCCTACCTAACGGCGCAGCAAGCCGAGATCGAGTCCATCATCTCCGAAGTCATGGCGGCCAACGCGGACCACCTCCGGGAGGCGGGCGCGGACGTGATGGCCGCCAGCGCGGCGCAGACGGCCACGGTGTTGAACGCCATGGGCGCGGGCGTCGCCGTGGACCTGGGGCCGAAGCTCGTCAGGAGCTACGTGGAGCGCTGGTTCGAGGCTCACACCGTGGACGGCCTGACCATCAAGAACTTCCTGGACAAGCTCACGAACTCCACCGTGGAGCGGATCGTCAGCGCAGGCCGCCGCGCCCTCATCGAGGGCATGGGCACCCAGGCGACGGCCCGGCTCATCCGCAAGGAGGGCATCGAGGGCAGCGTGCCGGGCCTGGAGGGCTTGGCCCGGACGTGGCTCTTGTCCGCGTCGAACTACGCGCGCGAGGCCGTGGTGGAGGAGCAGTTCTCGGACGTGCTCACCGGCTGGGAGCGCGTGGGCACGCTGGACGGGCGCACCTGCGTCCGGTGCGGCCCGAAGGACGGCCAGATCGTGAGGGCCGGGGCTCCCCGGACGCCGCTTCCTGAGCACTGGCGCTGCCGCTGTCTGTGGATTCCACGCACCAGCCTGAGCGGGAAAATCCCCCAGGTGGAGCGCCCGGCGACGAAGCATTCCGAGCGCACCGTCCACCACCGGGACGGCAGCACGAGCACGGCCTTCTCCGTGCGCGACGTGGAGTTCACGCGGGAGAACTACTCACAGTGGATCAAGCGCCAAGCCGTGGAAGACCCGGCCTTCGTGCGTCGCGTGCTTGGCCCGACCCGGTATAATCTTATTAAAGGGGGAAAAATAAACATAAAACACATGACAACTATAAGATCCAAGTAAAACAACTGTCTACAGCTTGGCTCCTTTTTTTGACAGTTCACCCTTGTCACGTTTCTCTTTAAGATATTTATATTTTTGGGATTCATAAAAAATACTTAAAGTAAAAAAATCTGTTTCTTTTGCTACAAGCTGCAATGATATTTCAACGTCTTTAGTTTTCCAGGTTGCAGAGAATCCACCTCTTCCGGAAGCCCTCATGCTGTTTAAATGGCCTTCTAATGAGGTGACATAGCTTGGCTTGTCGATTTTTAATTTTGGCTTTCCATATTTACTCTCAAGCACTTTGTTCAGCTCAAAAAAGTTGTCTGAAGCATTAAAAACATCTTTGTATGCAGCAAAATACTTTGCCATGAACAATTTATTCTCTTCAAAAAAATACACAATGTCCATCTTGATACCTGCAATATCTTCACCATCGTAAACGATCATGCTGGCATCTTGCCTAGTTGGCGTCTTATCCTCTGACTTTAGTATATCTTCTGCGGACATTCCCCATTGAGCACCTCGGAAGTCAGCGCCATATGCATGTGTGCACAAAAGTGCCAACATAAATACAACAACATGAACTTGTACGCTCTTCATGGTTGACCTCTATGCTTTTTTCAACCAGATAACCAAAAAAGAAATAAGTTGGCAAGCAGTGTTTCCTCGTTATTCGAAAGTGCCAAAAACCTCAGGAAGGGAAGGCTTGAGCCTCATTGTTGCATGGATAATGAAGCAATACTTCAGTCGAGATCGTAGAGGCGGCGCAGGGCGACACGGCCAGGATCAAGGAACTGGCCGCGCAGATCAAGGAAACGGCGGGGGAGATTGAGGGCGCGTGCGGGTAGGGCGTGCTGGAGATCAGGAGCAACAAGCCCCGGCGTTCTGCCGGGGCTTTGACTATTATGATGCTTCGAACGGTCTAGAATTTCCGCCAAGCTCTTTAGGGAAATACTTTTCCTTAAACCGCTTGAATTTATGTGAAGCGTTTTTTATCTTTGACTTCTTCCGCGACGTCACTTTTGAAGAAATAAAATTTGTAGACATCAGCAAACAGCACAACATCACATCGATAGCGTTGATGCATTCGCGCAGTGTAGATTCCTTGAATATTTCAAAGCCAAAGTCTCCAGCTTCATCTTTCACTACATGTCTGCTCTCTAAAGCCATTAAATCACTGTGAGCGTCAGAACAGTACATTTTGTATGCGATTGAAAAGTTCGGTCCGAGTGTTCGTTCTATTCTCGCAGAGATTGATGGCGGCTCCCCTCTATTTTCTCTGATTGACTTAGACTTTGCACGGCACTCTTCAGAAATTATTTTGAGTTTGTCCATGTCGTAATCTTCTAATTTCAGTTTCATTAGCTCTGCCGCCTGTCTGTAGCGCTGCGAGTAAAATGCATCAAGCACGTCCTCAATATTATTCTTGTCACTTGCTATCAAAGACATGGTAGATAGAGCCTCTATCATGCTGCGGACAATGATAGGGATGCACGTTGTTGCGCCAATATTCAGCATATGCATGCAGGCATATGTCATTTCAAACATGCTCCCGTGTAGTGAAACAAGCAGGAAGTGCTGGTCGTCTCTTTTGTCAAAACGAAAACCCTCAGTGACCTGTTTAATTTTATCTAAAATTCTACTTATATCCATTGCAGCTTGTCGCATTTTTTCAAGTTCATTCATCATCACACCCCCTTGTTATGTAGTCGACGTGGTTGTCGTAGTTGTCCATGATTGTGGCCGCTCCCTTGACCACCGGCGGATTCGGTTGCCCTAGACCCGACGCCTGGGCATGGGCCGCCCCGACGAGGAAGGACAGGACTACGAGGAGCGCGAGTAGGTGCTTGTCCATCTCCCGGCCTTCCAGGGTGTCGAAGTTGAGCCGGATGGACTCTGACCTGCCCCGCAGCCTCAGAACGCGCCAGGCGGCCGCCAGGGCGACAACCAGTGCCAGGGGCACGGCCACGTAGAAGATCATGCTGTCCTGGGGCATGTGGTTGACCTACCAGGAGCCCCGCCGAAGAGGAAGCGCCCCGGCCCGGCAGTTCCCATTCTGTTCCCACAATCAGGCGGGAACGCAGCGCCCGCCTTGCATCCGCGCCTTCCCGTGGGCCACGAGCTTCTGCACCGACACCCCGCCGTTCGCCACCTGGAGCCGGAGGAGCGCGTCATGCTCCCGCAACATCTCCATGGCCTCCTGTCGCTGGCGGGGCAGCACCGGCCCATCAAACCGCAGGAAGAGGCCCCCGTCCCTCCCGATGGCCGGGATCGCGTAGAACCGCTCCCGGAGGGCGCGCAGGGGGTCAAACAGGGAGGGTATGGACAC